AGCGACATTCCCTAAGCGTTCAAAGTTAAACTTCTCGCCCGTAACTGACTGCTCGTTGACTGATGCGCGTAGACGCGAACCTTTTTGTTGTGCTAAGTGAATTAAATTATCTTGGAACTGCTGAACAAACGCTTTTGCAATAGTATTAGCCATGTGAGTTATCTCCGAATTGGCAAATTGAAATTGGCGTTTTGAGCTACCCTTGCGGACTCTTAACTGGCAATATCGTTTGCTTTAACGAGATATGAGATACGGCTCATCTAACCCACAGGACTAAGGATTAGCTACCCTGTTGATTAGATGATCATGGTTTTCTACGCGGTTATTAGGATTTAAGCGGGGTCTGGATAAGCTTGAGAATAAAGCCCTTCCATCTTCTCCACTTCTGAGTTGTGTTGTGGGTGGCTGACTATGTTGTAAGGGTGCTCCCGGTTGCGCCTAACTTCACTAATTCGATCTAGTGCTTCATTGGGTGAGAGAGTGAACCGATTACTGCTTTGTAGCCCGGCAGATTCATCCTCGGTTAATGTTGCTCCGATCTGAGCCATTAGCTTAATCATGTTAGGATTGTTAGCCAGCCCGGACTCTAATAAAAATGCTTGAGTTTCAGCGTCAGCATAAGCTAGTACAGCGTTCTTGGCTTGAGATAGGCGCTCATCATAGGCATGGCCCCATTCTTTTTTAAGGAGGTCATTAGCGGCTTGCATTTCCGCTTCATTATCTTCATCAGCTTTAGTTGATTGACTTTGGGTATTCTCCTGCCAAGCCTTTACTTGCGCAGTGGATAGGCCATTGTCATGCGCCCATTCTAAAAAATCAGGATCAGCACCATCAACTTGATAACCTTCTTTTGTATCAGGACGACCAAGGCGGTTAAACAATGCGTTCTTGGCTTCTTGCTCATCACTTGGTAGGTTCATTAGTGTTGGAACTTTAGCGGTAAGCTTAGAGTTAAACGCTGTCCAATCGTCTGTACTTGCATCTTCTCCCGGAATACGAATTGAGCCGCCAGCATATTGCTGCGCGTCCAAGTAGGATTTAGCTAAGGTGTTTAGATCAGGGATTTGCGCCAAAGACTCATTACCCCGGTACTCATCTGACAAGCCAGAGTGCCAAGACTCTTTTGCTGCTGCTTCTTCACTCATTATCTTTCTCCACTAAATTTTTAATTTCTAAGTAAATGCTTCGCTGCCCCTCTTTAAAGGCAGTTTCACAAGGGTCTTTAGAAAACGATATACGATCTCCGTAGGCCACTCTCATGTTGGCAAGTATTCTCTCGCCTGTTTTGGTACTAAATAATTCTATAATGTCCTTATTAAACTGATTCATTAACCATCTGCTCCAATTCAACCGCTTGAGTTGCCCCGGCTAATTCTTGCTGACCTTGATCCATTTCAGCTTGAGCCTGTTGCTGCTGTTGTCGTTGTTGGCGCATTTCATCGACTTGCTCAACGCCTCGCAATATGTCTGCTGGCGCTCCTAGTCGATCTGATATGGTTCGTCCGGCTTTATCCACATCTACAATGTCGAGGACTTCCGGGTTAACTTGAGCCAATTGCATGATTCCATCAATCGCTCTTTGGATTCCTGTTACTTCATCCATTTTCTGTGATCGTGCAAGCGGCCCAACATATTCAATATCTAAATCACCTCCTACTTCTTGCAAGATTTCGGGCATTGGCGGTAGAGCATTGCCGCGCAACATAGAGTAAAAAGCACGTTCAACAATGGGGTTTAAAAACTCAGATTGAAGCCGACCAAGAGTAGGCCCGAGCAACCGCTGCATTAGCTCATAACGAACTTGCACCTCAGTTGCAGTCATTTGAGGCCCATCGTTTAACTCTAGCTGGTCAGAGAAGAATATACGCCTAACTGATGCCCTAACGTCCGTTAGCATTAATTGGTCAGCGTTCCAGTTAGTCGCATTGACTAACGGCTCTAAGTTGTTCATATCTCGCACATACGTTACTGTGCTCGGGCGCATATCAATCTTGCCCAGTATTCCGTTTTGTAAGGCTTTAAGTGGTGGGTCTATACTCTTCTCCCACGCTTTCATAGCCAACTTTCTAGCCTCGTTTAAGGTTTTAATATCTGGTCGAGCAACGCACCCGGGGCCAAATCCATAAATATCACCCGTAGTTTTTGACCACCTTGGAACCATAAAAGGCAATTCATAGTATCCAGACTCTTTACATATTTTCTTATCGTCTACACTAATAAAATAACAAGCCCAAGGTCTTTGACTTGGTGGCGCTACCATTGTAGATTCCCCTTTTAATTCTCGGGGAAATACGGCTTGAATGTAATCAAACTCCTTATCTGGATCAGTCTCCAAAGCTTTCATTGACTTCTCGCCACAATTATCACCAAACTTTTGATGAGCTTGACGCGCTGACAATGTTAGCTTGCGAAACACTGTATCTATGCGGCCCTCTACTGATTCAGCAACCACCACCTCAGCTAAGTGACACGCCCGGAAATTAAAACCATCAAAGTTAGCCTCTTTAGTTTTTACGTCAAACTGTAAAGCCGCTGTACCAAAGCCCACCATATCCTGATAAGCCTCAGCAACCTCAGTTGAAAAATTGCTTTTCCCAAACTCTTGAAACATTCCTTGACTGCACTTCTCAAGCCAATCTTTTGCTTCTTTATCTTCGTTTAACGCATCTTCCCGGAAGCGAAGCCCGAACCACTTGGTTGAAGGGCTTGTAAGGGAGCCATGAAGCGAAGCGGCTAATATCTGCAATGAGTGTATGCCTGTCGAATCGTATACCTCAGCGGCCCTTTTTGTGCCTTTGGTGCTCTTAGTAATAAAGTCAATTTTGCTAGGCATTAAAAAAACAGCTAACTCTTCCCACAATTGATCCCAGTTATGGCGATCCGCTTTAAGTCGATCATATCGTTTCAATAAAGCAATGGGAGATACAGGAGATACATTTTTCATTAGAGAATACTCATGCGGCTAATTTTAGTGTCTGGATCATCTACTAGGCCAGCAAACCTAGTGCTTGTTCTTCTCATACGCATAAGCATTAATCTACGCGTGTGTGCTGCCCGAAGCTTTACCGGGTCAGTCTCATTGGCTATCTGGTTATCAAGAGCCTCAATTTCTTTTTGGGCGTTCTGCGGTGTTGGTAGCTTGGCAATCTTCTTTTGTGATGGGTGGTTTAGTGGCTCAAAATAACCGGGAACCTTCTCTTGGTTATATGATTTACTTGGCCCCCCTAAGCTTGCTTGCTCTGCCGCTATTTCAGCTTGAATGTTTTTATTGCCTGCGGCTTTACCATCAGCTAATCGCTCTGCCCAATACTTCTGGTTATACCTTCCGCTTTCCTCTGTCCGGGGATCATCAAACAGTAAGCCCACCGCGTCTTTAAATGATTGAAAATAGCCTTTATCTTCACTTGGAAGATTAGCCTGCTGAGGTGAGATTGAAGTAATAGGCTTAGTTGACGACTTAGTTGACGACTTAGTTGAACTGATACCTAAAGTATTAGTTTCAAACTCATCATCATTCCGCATATAAGCAGGAGAGGTAGCTGCTTTTTTGTTTTGTTTAGCTGCTAACGCTGGACTCATTTGCCCGTCACCTTGGCTATAGCTAGGAACTTTAGAAGGGCCAGAATTATAAGAGGTCAACCCACTATTTTGAGTTTGGGTAATATTTGCCATTGGAGCCGCTGCAAAAGATTTAGCAGTAGAAGCCATAGGTGTAGCTGGCCTTGGTGCAGCTTTAGCCACTGGCGCTATATATTTTTGCTCACTAGGTAGATTAGCCCGTTGGTTGTTGTTCTGGTTAGCCTGTTTAGCTTTAGGTGTGGCCTTAGCTGCTGTTGCCCGTCTAGCCTTTTGTTTATTGTTTCTGGATCTCGTAGGAGTTTTAGAGCTATTGCTCGGTGACTTAAATGTTAACGGCATTGCGGCTACCTTAATTTATAAATAACTTTAATAGCTGTACCTTGTCATTGTTGTACGCGGTTATTAGCTTTATCTACTCCCCTCTACCTTAGATTTAAAATAAATACACATTACCTATTGACTCGTTAAGACTTAACGGTTTAGAATGAACCATACCAAACGAAGAGAAGGAAATATCATGGCTTTTGTAAGCAAAGAAGATAAAGCAAATTTAGCCCCGGGCATTAAAGCTGTATTAGCTAAGTACAAAGTTAAAGGCTCTATCAGTGTTCGCCATAACAGCACTCTCGTAGTTAAAGTAACTAAGGGTGAATTAGATTTTAGCGAGTACATGATGCGAGGCGAATATCCTCGTAACTATATTGAGGTAAATGAGTATTGGATGGATGAACATTATTCTGGAATTGTTTTGCAGTTTATGGCTGAAATGATTGCAGCAATGAAAGGGGCAGATTTCTTTGACCACTCTGATTCTTCGACTGATTACTTTTACCGCAGCCACTACGTTGATTTAAACATTGGTACTTGGATTAAGCCTTACGTTTTTACTGCCTAACCTTAACCGGGGCTACGGCCCCTTGGAGAATATTATGGGAATTTACATTTACACGCTGATCGGTAATCGAGACATTAAAGGCACTAAAGTTTTCAAAGCTAACTTTTCTCAGCGCCTTAGCAATGTTGGAATGGATAGCAGCGGCACAATTAGCAGAGAAGATAATATTAAAGATAAACAGACTGATAGATTCGATACAGCGCCTTTATTTGTATTCGATTTCAAGCACCTTGAGATAGTTTATAAGAAGGTAAATTGTGACGGATACTTTTACGACTGCGATCATTTTGGAGAGCATTACGGCTGGTTAATGAAAGTTGGCCGGGCATACGAAGTAATCACTATTGCTCAGTTAGATGATCATGTAAATAATATCTCAGCGTTTAAGAACTTCGCTCACCTAATCGAGCAGACAGGGCCGAAATACAGGCCAACGATTAGAGCGCGTGACGACCGCATGAATGTGGTACTAGCCGACATATTTGATAATCACTATAACGAGAGTGGCCCTTGGATAAATCCAGAAACACACGAAATAAGCGATTTTTGTAGAGGTTGGGATAAGCAAACCAACTCAGCTTGGAAAGCACAGACCCAAGCGTACAGAGGCTAATCATTAATAACGGGGCTTCGGCCCCACGGAGAATATTATGAATATGAGAAAACCAACCAATGACTACGAGGCGCTAGTTCATGCGCTTGTGTTAGCCATTGACACAACAATCAGTAAAGAAAAATCTGATAAATGCTTGGTAATAGCCGAAGAGATAGCGAATAGGCTTTCAGCCAGCGAGGTAGCTAAGGCGAAAAAAGAAGCGGAAGATACAAATACAATTAAAGAATTTATGAGAGATCCTTGAGCTATGACTGATAAGCATAATCTTAAACGTCAACACGCGTACCGGGATCGAATGAAAGAAGCAGGCTTTAAGCAATTCACTGTTTGGGCTCACTTTGAAGATACTCATAAAGTAAGGGAGTATATAAACAAGCTAAAAGATCAGCGTTTAAATACTGCCGATAACGTAGGGCATAGTTGACTGCGGTTCATTCCAACCTACAGCAAAATACCTAAAAGCGTCCGCTCCATGACTAGAAAAATCATGGACGGGCTTTGATTTATATACCCGGTTAATCTCATCATATTCTTTATGGTATGTCGCCAGACAATCTAAACCTAATTTGCAATTCTGTTCATCAAACCAGCATCGGTTAAACAATGATCGTGCCGCCTGTATCCCATCCATAATTCCAATATTCTTAACTACGCTAAAATGCAATCCTAACTCCGCTGCTAACTCTAGCCGTGATCGTCCCGTTCCTAGCTCTCTAACTCTAATGTCGTGTGGAGCCCAGTGCTCATCATAAACATAAGGTTTATCTTTAAGCAGCTTGACATAAAACGCCAGCCCTTCCCCGGAATGTTCTTCGTAATCTATAAATCTTATCTCTTTGCCAACGGATTGAGTGAACCAAATTGAGGTGCTATCTGCCACCCCGAGGTCAAACCACGTTTGAACGGGTATAGATTGCTCCCACGGCACGTTTGTTATTCTACCCTCTGCCCTAGCTTGTCTCATTGAGTCGGCATAGTAAGCGCCCTTGTGGGCCGTTATACACTCCCCTTCCCAAATATGCTCATACAGGTCTGGATCAGTTTCTTTGAGGTAAAGGCGTTCTTTGTTTAGCTCGGTGGGGAACCAAGGATTGCTTGACCAATTCGCTTTAACCACGATTGAATCCGGGTGAGGTGATATAACAAAGCGCTGATATGTATCGTCATGCTGGCGCATTGGATTAAATGACACCATGATCTGACTGCCGGGCGTTCTTATTGTCGGGATTAAAGTATCCCATGAAGATTTTGTAACCGCCTCAGCTTCTTCAACCCATACCCGGTCAATACCCTCCATTGATTTAATTTTATTAATGTTAGATCGCAACCCCTCAAATATAAACCTAGATCCGTTCTTACCTAGAATTTGAGTCTTTTGTATTTCAAAGAATGAAGATAACCCAAGTCGGTCAATGGTATCGGATAGTAATTGAATAACAGAATCAGAAACGGATCTTTGTATTTCTCGCGCACACAAGATCCTAGTCTTTTTTTTATAGGCTTCAATAATTAGAAGTTGAGCTATGGCCCAACTCTTCCCGGAGCCCCTTCCTCCATAAGCTATCAAAAATCTTTTATCAGAAACAGCAAACTCTTTAAAAACTGCTGGCATTTCAGTGTGGATTGTCACTCGGGAACGTCTCTAAAGCCAACCATAATGTCGGAATAAACGTCTAAGTTAACATCACCTGTCATTTCTATAGACTTTCTTTTAGGCGCAACATACTGAGCCAGTTCTTTGAACATAGAGCCAGCTAATATTAAATCGTTTTCATCCATTGCCTGCCTAGCGATAGTCGCCATTCCTTCTATCGGATCGCAGCCAAGCTCTGCCAGTTTATCAATAATGTTTTGAGTCGGCTTGTTTGGGGTTCCTTTTACTCGGCCCCCGGTCTTAACTCCCTTTGCCATTTTATTAGCTCCTATCAGCTATGTTGGATAAGTTTTTCCCGTATTCTTCTATGTGCGCCATTGCCGCTGCAATTAATAAATCGTCTCGCTCATCCATCGGCCTATCTGCCAAATCTTTCATAGACTTGCAAAGTAAGGCAATAATTAAGCACCCTTCATTTACTGTGTCTTGGTCAAACTCGTTCATTTACCCTCGCTTGCTCATTGATTGCTCCAAGATTCTTAAACAAATTAATTGGTATATGAACTACGGGCTCAATATCAGCTATATCTCTAGTAGCTCTAGTGCGTCCACCCCAACGTATATTAATACTGCTATCTTCGACTGAATAAAGATAACGGAAAACCGCGTCTTTAAATGAGACAACGAAAATAAATGGCAATCCAGACTTTTCATGCAGATCAATGCCTGCGTTCAATTTACTTAGCGACAACATCACTGTGTCATACTGGTTAGATTTATGAGTGCGGCATTTAATCTCGACCCAACCAGCGGCCTGTCCTGAGCTTGTCACCATAAAATCTAGCCTGTAGGAAATAGGCAGTTTTTTAAAATCTGTACCCCACTTACTAACACAATGATTAATACACGCTGACTCTCTGTTTAAATCTTCTTTGCTCTCGTAAAGTTTTCGACTCATAACTTCCAAGCTTTCCTTAACCAGATTGATGTTATATCCGTCCCGGTAGGAACCCTATCCTGTCCTTCTCGGTGCATCCAATTGCCGTTTCTTATTGGAGTAGTAATTGCTTCTTCCGCTGTCCAGCCATACCTCAATCTGTCTGATAAGGTTTTCCAATTCATTTGGTGCTTATCCGCTAGTTCTTTAATGCCAACCTCCCGCCCGTCCACGTTTACTTTATGATTGCGGTCAATGGTTGCACTTCCATTTTTAAATTGAATGTTTAACTCCCAAGCTTGAGTTTTTAAAGTCGAATATTTCATTTCCAAAGCGTTAGCCGTTTCACGAAGGGTATAACCCCTTAAAGCGAATAGTTGCAAGATTTCTTTTGTCTCGCAGTTATAACGCTCACGCAGATAATTATGCTTGCGTCTTTTAGCCTGTGGAGCCAAAGCCACCAATCCCACGTTCTGTTTCATCTAGCTCATCGACCTGATCCCATTTAAAAGAAATAGTTTCTTCTAGCATGATTTGAGCAATTCTTTCTCCCGGCTCAATGTATTGAGTTACCTCACTATGATTCGCCAGCGATACGAACACTTGCCCGGTATAATCCGAATCAATGATACCCACCGCATTAGATGGGGCTAAACCCCGCTTATCTGCGATTCCTGATCTGGCGTAAATTTTGGCGCAATAACCAATAGGCACTTGGATATAAATCCCCGTTGGTATTAACTGATTAGTGCCTTGAATAATATGTTGTGATTGGCCTATTTCAGCAACAAGATCCATTGCAGCCGCCCCTTTTGATGAATAATCCGGGAGCGGAAACTTACCTGTGTGTTTAACTTTTACCGCAATCATTTTTTTCTTTACTGCCGCCATTGCTAACTCCAACTTTCAATAGTAATTTTTCCAGTAACGCCCTCGCTACGAAGATCGTATATGCGCTTAAACTCGGCTCGGTAATGCTTGGCTATATCTTTGACTTCGCGTTTTGCGGCCCGGCCTAAAGATGTGTCGTTAGATTTTTCTCGGAGAATATCAATAGCGCCTTGGCCCAACATTTCTAACTTATGTTCAGCGTGAAGGTTAGGCTGTGAACCGAGGTATTGGTGGCAGCCATAACAAAGCGCCTCAGCGTTTTCCACACAAAACCTTACTCCCCACTTGCCTCGCCCGTGAAAGTGAGAGCAGTGTAAGCCCATCCTACGACCCTCTTCGTAGTAAGTATGGCAGCGCTCACAAGTCCACTCTGACGCAGACCTAACGCAATCAGAAAACGCCTTGTCTGCTGGCGTTCTTTTAATTGCCGACATTAACGACCTCTTGTGTTTCCCAATATAATTTCAAGCTTGGCTCACTCCATTTAACCTGTCTCTCACTGCCAAAGTGATATATATACTCAATACACTCACTCATCTGCTCGACCTCTAACTCCCGAGATGAAACGCCAATCATTATGACGTTACCTTCTGGCGTTATTGCTGGCTTTTGACCTTTGATGATGCCGCAAAAGAACTCCCGCCAGCTTTTCTCATTGGTTAAATTCATCCATTCAACTTGGGTTTGAACGTCCCGTATTAACGGGTGAAGCTTATTGTTTTGCTTAGGCGTTCTTAACGGACGGCTCAAGGTACAAACTACTTCCCCTGCAAATAACCCCTTGTTTATCATTTGAGATATACGGGGAATTACATCGGCAACATTGTTATTAGTAACGCTAAAGATCATTTCGCTCATATTGTTTCAACTTCTTGCTCTTCAAATAGATCACCTTGACAGCCAAAGACTTCGCAACTTTCAGCGCAGCCACCATTGTTTCCTCTCATTCTTAATAGAATATCTTCCCTGCCAACGTCTGCAAATGAATCTTGCGCACTTTGAAAAGTGTGATTTCCGCGATACATCACCAACGGATCATCCACTCTTGTCTCAATAATTCGTAACGGCTGTGTGTTCAACATATCCCAAAACTCAGCCGCTAGTTCTGGCTCATCTATTGCAGCAAGGGCTATCTTGTTAACTCCTTTTTTTATACAAAAAACACAATTGCCTAACCATTCATCAATTTCTAAATCAAATGGCTGAGTTTTCCAAAATCCTAAAATGTCTTGTTTATCCATTGGCGATATTTCAGCTAAAAATCTGTAACCCTTTTTAGGCTTTAACCGCCTTGGCTCGTCAATTCTTATGCCAAGCCATGAGGTATAATTGTTCCGTCCAAAAGTTTCATCACAATATTTTTTATAAGGTGCTGTTTTCATGCGGTCTGTACACATTGCCCCATGAATAAATGGCGTGGAGTAGCATTTCAGCATCTCCTTCCAAGGGGCAT